TAGAATACATCGTAGATACTTTGAATTTTACTTTGAATTATTTGTACAATATTTGAAAGACGGCAAAATTACATTCAATCCACTTACCAAAAACATTTTGGTTGGTTTTGGTCCTTATGGTAGCAAAAGTATATCAAGTACACAAAATTTATCTGACGTACAAGAAAAGTTGGATAGTATTGCTAACACTATACCATATTATATTGAGGATGTATTGAGTGCTAATATAGGTGATATATTTGTTATGTAATGATATTTATAAGTTAAATATAGGAATAAATTATGAACGCAACAATTACTTGGAAAGTTACAAATATGGACAGTTATCCTAAGTACGATAACTACACTGATGTGGTATTTAATGTACATTGGGATTGTTTAGGTAATGAGGAATATAGTGGAAGCGCTTATAATTCAAGAGTTTATGGTGTGAATGGAGTACAATTTCATTCGGGTTCACAATTTATTCCGTACAATGAATTGACACAGAACGATGTATTGGGATGGTTATTTGAGTCAATGGGTAGTGGCAGCAAGGCTAGTTATGAATTGGCTGTACAACAGATTATTGACAATCAGATAAATCCGCCTGTTATACAATTACCATTACCATGGGTTACTACAGGTTCATTGGCATAATTTTAGATTATAATTATAAGATATATGAGTGAAGAACAATTAAATGACAATTTACCGCCGTATGAAGATAGAAGCTTTTTAATATTCAATGTTAACGAGCTAAATCTCATAGATTTTAGTTTAGTAAAAGAAACCAGTGAAGACACTGTAAGAAAAAGTGTTGACGGCTCCAAAACATTTGTTAAATGGGATGGTAGCGCTCCATACTTTACAAGCAGTCTTTCAAGCAGAGAAGGTCCATATACTTACGACGAAATATTGAATATATTAGCAACAAGTGAATGGAGTCAAACTGGTAGCTTTTATCCATAAATCTTATGGCAGGTATAGCAGGTTAACCACCAATCGTTACAAACTGTCCTACTTTTAGTTCAGCAAACGGTGGTAATATTGTTTTTGATGACACAAACGATTACGTTTCCATTACAAGCAATTCTACATTTTCTGCACAAAATTTTACATTAAGTGTTTGGGTTAAATTATTACAAAACTATAATGCTACGAAAGTTAGATTTGGATTATAAATTTTTAAATTTAAAAAAAAGATTATAAATCTAAAGTAAATAGATATTATTATAAGGTTATAATGATAAACTATAAAAATTTAGATATTGTTTCTTTGAGAGAAAATTATCAAAAAAATAAACGATTGGTTATAGATAATTTTCTTGATGAAGAGTTTGCAAATAAATTATTAAAATATTATGCAGAAGAAATGCCAAAGAATCTTTGGTGTGCTACATATATGCCATCGTTACGATTCAATGGTGATTGGGAATGGTGGAAGAATATAAGCGAAAACAGGTACAACAAAGACATTGGATATGCTTATTCATCATTAGCTAGAGAAAACAATATATTTTCGTATTATTTTTATAAAACTATAAATGAACAAATGGGAGATTTTTCTAATACAGTTCATCAAGAAATGGTAAATTTATTTTCGAGTGAAGAGATTAAAAAATTATTGAATGAAATAACGCAATTAAATTTGACAGGCGATTCAATATTTGTAAGTAAATATAGTGAACGTTGTTTTTTAACAAGACATACAGATGATCCTAATGGTCAAATAGCATTTGTTTATCATTTAACAAAAGATTGGAATCCTGATTGGGGTGGTTTGTATCTTGATTTAAGAAACCCAAATGATATTAAAGCTATATGTCCATCATTTAATAAACTGGTTATTTTTGATGTAACAAATGATTGTTCACCACATTCGGTTACTCAGGTTGTTGACAATATAAATAAAGAAAGAATTAGTATAACAGGCTGGTATAAATAATATTATGTATATTCCATTTGAACACGAAAAAATTCCTTTGGTTACGATTAATAATTTTCTTCCTAGAGATTATGTGAGTAAATTATATGAAGATTTTATTAGATTAAAATCACATTTTGGAATACCACATTGGTCGTCTGACTATGGTGACCAATTAGCTTATAATGCGGATGAACCGTTGAGTCCTTTGTGTACGGGTCGGGATTTGTGGTTACCTTTTGAATCAAATGACAGTAGAAACAATGAAATTGGGATTTATTTGAAAAATTTAAGCAAATATCTTTTTCATCAAGGTATTTTAGATTTCATGACGAATTGTAAAAGTCAAGAATTAAATAGTTATTCTAAATTCAGATATGATTATAAGTACCATATTATAAATTATGGTGATGGTGGTTATTATAATTGGCATAAAGACATATCTGTAAATGGTTTTACGTGGGAAGGAAATACAGTATCCAAGCAAAACGCTTTTACATTTGCTTTAACTTTGGTAAAGGATGTTAATTTATTAAAAGGTGGTGATCAATATTTCATGTATAAAAATGAAACATATGTTTTACCACTTGCAAATAATCAATTGACTATTTTCCCATCGTCTGTATTTCATAGTTGTAGTGAAATTACAGCTGATAAAAATTTAGAATGGGAAAAAAAGAGATTTAATATACAAGCTTGGCTTTGTCATTTTTAGTTTATAAATATAGTTATAATGGTATATAATTATATTTATAGAAAATGCCACATCAAGATCAAAATGACTGTCCGCCCAATATTTACGTATTGTTAAATGCTATTCTTGATTATAAAAAGAATACCGGACGAACGGAAAATACAGATCCTTTATTAAAAATAATCAATTTCTTACAAGAAGAAATTGAGTGTATATTAAGTGCGGGTACCACAGGCACTGCAGGTACAAATGGTAGTACAGGAACTAGCGGTAGTACAGGCAGTACAGGAACAAGTGGTAGTAGCGGTAGTACAGGCAGTACAGGAACAAGTGGTAGTAGTGGTACAAATGGTAGTACCGGTAGCAGTGGTACAAGTGGAACGAGTGGTAGTAGCGGTACAAGAGGTAGTAGCGGTAGTACAGGTACAAGTGGCAGCACAGGCACTAGTGGTAGTACAGGTACTAGTGGAAGTAGTGGAAGCAGTGGTATTTCTCCAAAGTATGCTTTAACGTTTAATAAATGTATAGATTTATCTGAATTGGTGGTTGGTGAAAATACGTATCTTTATTTAAATGACCTTTCCTATACATTTGGAGAGGTTGTTTTAATTTCATATGATTTAAACAATTATTTTGTAGCGACTGTTATATCATACAATACTGATACCGGATTATTATTACTCAGAGTAGAAAAAGTAAAAATTTCCAGTGAAGGTGGAACTTCTGGTACAACTGGTACTGCTGGCACTACAGGCACTTCTGGTCAAACAATATTTTGTAGATGGACTATAAATTTAGGAGGTGGTATAGGAGACGGACAAACATTAATAACGGGAAGTACATATCCTATTACAGCTAGTTGGGCACTAAATTCATTATATGCTGTAACATCCAGTTTAGTAAGTTCATCTAGGTTTATATTTCCTTCGGATTTAGTAGTTAGTTTAGCAACAAGCAAAAGTTTTGGTAGATATTTAAGTGGAAGTACAATACCAGCTGCCGGAAAAACTGCAGCGGAAGTAATTCAATTAGCAATTGTTGATTCAATATCACCAACTGTAAATATTACTTCACCAACTATAATTCCATTTAATAAAATTGCAATTACAAATAGAATTACTAGCAGTTACATAATTCGGTCTTTAGGTGCTACTGTGTCGAATTCAAAACTTGAATTTAGAAGAAATAATTTTGGAAGTTGGAATCAATTATCAGTATTAACAACCAATCCTTTAAAATATACACACATATTAACAGATACAAACTTTAATACAAGTTCTTTTAATTATAGATATCTAATTAAAGATACTTTAGATGCATCAACAACGGCATCACTTGATATTACACCCAATGCTTATGTTTCTGCTAGTGTTAATTTAAATGTAATAGGTACATCAATTAGTTTGCCTGAAACTAATAGAAAACGAGAACGTGGTAATGTAAGTACGACTTTAAGTGGTATTATTTCAAAAAATAGTAGTTTTGTAAGTATGTCTCGATATACTGTACAGTTTAGAGTAAACGAAGGAAATTGGTTTGGTGTACCTGGTTTATCAGATGTAGCTATGTCTGGTAATACCGTTACGATTCCATCGACAGTACACGTTCCCACAGGTAGTGCAAATATAACGGATATAGATTATCAGGTTCAAGTTGTAGATACTTATCTAACTTCGAGTATGAGTTATAAATCAATAAATTTGTTTTATTTATTTTTTTATGGACCATCTGCAACACGACCAACAACCTCTTCAATGGTTAGATCTTTAGATAATAGATTGTTTATGGACTATACCGGTTCTTTTAATTTATATACAGGAGGTGCTTATTCAATTTTCACAGTTGCTATGCCATCTACTTTTAATTTAAGTGAGGTTATAGATTTAGACGCAGGATATCCCAATCTAACAACAAATTATAGTCAATCCAATTTTAATGTAATGGATAGTGGTTCTAACGCAACACCATATCACATCTACACTTTAAGTAATTCTATAGCTTATACAGATTATAACCATAGACACCGAATTTCTACGACTGGATTATTATGGTATACACCTACAATAACAACATTGGATTATACAGAATAAAATATGAATAATGTCGCTCTATTAGCATTTCAAGATGTAGATCCAGATGTTGTTAAATCAATAACGATAAATACAATTTTTGGTGGTAACATTCATAGAATAAAACATGTTTATAATTTTGGTTCTTATCCAATATTAGAATCAATTGTAATATCAAATCAACAACTTACAGACTTAGATGTAAGTAAAAATTTAAATTTAACTTCATTGGATTGTGGTTTTAATAATTTGAATTCAATAGATGTTACAAAAAATTTAGAACTAATAACTTTAAATTGTTCTTATAATTTATTAAATTCAATTGATATTACAGAAAATCCATATTTAGAAAATTTAAATATATCTGTAAACGGAATTTCAAATTTAGATTTATCCGAAAACGGTAATTTAAAGTTTTTAAGTTGTGCTTCTAATAATTTTACAGGTTCATTAAATTTAATAGCTAACAATGAACTTTTAAAATTAGATATAAGTGATAATCAAATTGATGATATAAATTTAGCGTATACTCCGAATTTACAACAACTTACATGTTCCAATAATAATTTAGATTATTTAGATTTATCGGCAATAAATACTCTTGCGGGCGTAAATTGTCAAAACAACGAAATGCCTTCCTTAAACTTTTCTGGAAATAATCCGAATTTAGTTAATTTAATATGTGGAATTAATCACACATTAAGTTTCATTACACTTGGTAGTAAACCGTATCTGAAATATTTTAACTCACAGGATACTCCAAATTTACAAGAACTAGATTTAAGCAGCTGTGTTTCACTTGAAACTTTAATTCTAAACGGAAATGATACATTAAATACATTAAATGTAACATCTAATGTTAATTTAAAAACTTTTACTTTTACAAATACTCCAATTACTACAATAGATTTAACCAATCAAAGTGATTTAGAATATTTAGACTGTAGTTTTAATTCTCTTACAACTCTAGATGTGAGTAATTCCCCTAAAATACATACATTACTAGCAAGAAATTGTTCAATAACAACAGTTACTCTTAGTTCTACTAACACATCAACGAGTGATAAATTTATTTTTGATTTTGCAAACAACAATTTAAACTCTTCAGCTACAAATGAAATTTTAGAAAAATTAGATGGATATAATATTTCAAATGGATTTTTATACATAAGTGGTGTTTTTAACGAAGGTCCTTCAGATGTGGGTCTCACTTATTATAGTAATTTGATAAATAAAGGATGGACTGTTGATAGTAATATTCCTTATCCAAGTATTACATCATTTAGTCCAGGCACAGGAACTGTGGGGGATTCAGTAACGATTACAGGTTTTTATTTTTCCGGAACTACATCTGTCAAGTTTAATAACGTATCAGCCACATCTTTTACAGTTGATTCAGCAACTCAAATTACAGTTACCGTACCAGTTGGTGCAACTTCAGGCAAAATCAGAGTAGAAACTCCGGGTGGCTTTTCTCTTTCAGCTACTAACTTTGATGTAACATCACAGCCTGCAGTGGTTTCAAGCTTTACGCCTGTAGCTGGATTGGAAGGATCTGTTATAACAATATCAGGCGACTTCTTTATTGGTACAACCGATGTAAGTTTCAATGGATTACCTGCGTCATTTACTGAAGTTTCAAATAC